GCGTAAGGCCTTTGGCCTTACGCTCTTATTTCCGGGTTTGCAACCGTTTGTGTTGCTTGCCTGGACGGGAGTAGCGATCCTGTTATCAATTCGTTGAAGCGGGTGTAGTACCGTTTGTGTGCTGCATCTTCTTCCGACATAACATGTCGTAAACTTGTTTATTCCATCAACTCTGTATTTTGTGTGCCTTTGGTGCACTGAATTTATATTTGAAGTATGTTAAGCTCGAGGGATCCGGAACATTTTGCGTTGCATTGGAAACTGGTTATCGGTATTGTAGGTTTTCTACATACTAGTAGCTAGTTAGTTCTTAGTGCAGGTAATATGCAGCCTCGTAGTGCATATTCCATGACCCAACGCATTATTAATCCGGGGGTATTGAGTGGATCATATGGATGATATGAATGAAGTGGCTAAGTCAAAGTGCTGTTTGCTCATTTGTTACTTGCTTGAGTTGTTTATGGATTTTGATACATGAAGACATAGGTTGCGTGATAACCGTGAGGAGGGGATATGGGCGCACAATCCAGTGCGTCTTGTTCTCGGTACTTTCCATTTATGGATTGTACTTGCTCTCACGGGTGTACCCTTAGGTGTGGGATTCACGTAACTTATCTTAGTAGTGTTGAGAATGAAGTGTGCAGCAATAAAAGTATAGAACATTTGGGGACGGTTGGTCGCCTCTTGACTGATGACTGATAAGGAGCATCCTTTTTCCTTATCCGTAAACCTTTCGTTAATGGCTGCCTGCTGGCGGGCTCTCTCACCAGCACCCCTTTTTGAAATGTCACTATGGCCACAACTAATGATCAAACGATTCTTGCTAGCGCTAAACTGCTTGCTTCCGACGATGAAGTCTTGTTTGAAACCGTTGTTTCCATGACTCGAAGGATGAAATCAGTGCTAGATAAAATGGATGTATTAATACATGAATTTGAAAATTTAGGAGGAGCATCTCCTGATTGCTATCGCAAAGTATATAGAAAAATATTATACCAAAAAGAATTAGTTTATTTTACATTTGAAGCATATGAACATAGTGTATCTGATTACGAATCTTCGAAGAAAGTGAAAGTGACATTGCAAAGTAGTGAAATGAAATTTATACAAGGCATAGCAGAGCAAATTCCAGTAATAGGCCCTGTATTGGCTAAAAGTATGCCAGCTATTGGAACAATAGCAAGTAATATATTTGGAGAATTTATGCATGATACGCCTCCCCTCAAAATGAGTGAAGGTAGTAATTTAGCACTAGTAGATATACCACGTGAAGTTTCAAGTTTTGCAGTTAGTGCTAATGATGTACTTCCAACTCAACAGAGATTACTTGATATGGATATGGAGCACATGATGAAGATGACTGATATTATTGAAAGGGCTAAAATTCCTAGTAGAATTGCAGTCATAAATTGGCCACAGACGGCAGTAGCTGGTACACAATTATATACAGAAAATGTTAATACACTCTTCCAGACGCCGACAACAGGTGGAGGTAATACTTATCTTTCAAATAATCATCCACTTGCATATTTTTCACAAATGTTTCAGTTTTGGAGGGGTGGATTTAGGGTTACTATAGAGTGTTTACCAACGAGATTTCACCAAGGTCAATTATATGCTGCATTTAATCCTAGTTTAGCAAGTACGACGTTAAACGGTGTACGTAATTGTACAGCAGTGACTATAGATTTGGGTATGAATAATAGAACGTCATTGGATATACCTTTTGTATCGCAAACTGATTATTTAGAGTGTATATTATTTAATGTACCACCTACACCAGTAACTTTATTAAATACATTAGGAACTTTTTCTATTTTTGTTCAAAATGAATTGGATTCAAATGGGACTGTAGCTACTAGTATTGACATTAATGTGTATATTGAAGTTTTACCTGATTTTGAATTGAAAGTTTATAGACCGATTCCAACTATACCTGGTACACAAGTTTATACAGGAACATGGCAAATGAATGAAGAGGTTGTGAAGAATGTGCGTGTAGCAGGACCTACTCAACATGCAAGTAAAACGCAAAATGAAAGTGAATATAATGTAGCAATTTGTAGTAATGTAATTTCAATTAGTACTGAAAGCATTCTCCAACGTGAATATTTGATGAGTAATGGGAATACATTTGCTACAAGTAATATTGTTGTAGATGTTTTATATTCACAAGCATTGCCAGCCGGACTTTTTAGTCCTGATTTTGCAACTAGTGGAGTGTTAAATTATCATGAACTATATCGAATGAATTTTAAAGTAACTTTAAAAATTAATCCTACTCAATTTCATCAAGGAGCTATTATTATGTTCTGGGAACCATTAAACATTGATATGTTAACTGGGAAAGCATTTGGGACAATAACACAATTGCCCCATGCTATTTTGAATATAGCAAATGAAACTGAATGTTCGGTTGTAGTACCATATTCATCTATGACTAGAGTGCTACGATCGCAGTATCCTAATATGGGACGTATACGTGTTGCGGTGTGGAACGTTTTGCGGTGTCCAGTTTCAGCACCACAAAATGTAAAATTTTCTGTGTGGATACAAGCTATTGATGTTCATATGTCTGTTAAGAGGCAAGCAGGGACTGAAGTCTTATTTCAGAGTGATGAATCACCATCAGATACTGCAACAGGAGCTACTACTACGCAAATTGCGTATAAAAAAGAAACTATTGATAAACCAGGTTTTATTATAACTAAACATGATAATGTATTGTCAATGTTAAGGAGATTTACATTTGTGAATCAAGGACCAATGGGTACTGCTTTAGGAGCATTTGGTAATTTTAATTTTTTATGGAAAATACCAGCTTTTTGTGGTCGAGAGCATTATAATATTATTTGTACTTATCTTGCATGTTCAGGATCAAATAGATTTAATATTGTATCGAATTTTGGTAGAGCAGAAAATGTATTGGCGTATGCTCATCCCAATTATGATGTAGCTGTGCCTCCAGCCGTTATTCCTCCTGTTAACCCACCTACGTATGGAATTGATAATCCAGCATCTGTTTTTAAAGGGTCAGTTCAGTGGCATCCAGGAGAGCAACAGCAAAAAAATAGTGGAAGTGCCTTATTATAGGATGTATCCAATGGTAGCAAACATCCAAAGTAATGAAAGTTACAATACAGGATGGCCAACATTGGACATTTCATATATGTGGAGTCCTTCAGCTGCTGGAACTCCAGCTAATTTACCTCAATCCATAATTCATCATGCTGTAGGTGATGATTTTATGGTATATTTTCCAATTGCTATTCCGCAGATGCGAATACAATTAACACTTCTTCATGATGTAAGTGATAATATAAGAGAACCAATAGTACGTTCTACAAGTCATCTTGTACCTGAGCGTTTGTCGCGCTCAACCATTATGAATCAACCAACAAATCAGCAACCACCAGAGTATGTGGAACCAATATATGCAACTATTGTAGATCAACCGACATATCGACAATCATCAGAGTATGCTGTACCTATTATGGCGAATAAACAAACAAAGCCATCTAGTGTACCAGTTAAATTCCAAATGTTGTCAAGTATGAAAAAATCTGCACAACGGATTACAAATATTGGTAATACTTTAGAAAAAATTGATAATTTTGCTGATAGTGGAACTAAGTGTTTTGATTCATTAAAAGATAGTTCTGATGCAGTTGGTGGAGTCCTTAGGGATTCCCCTGCGTCAGTTGCATTAGCAGCATGTGATCCAAATTCAGCAGTTTCAGAATTTTATACTAAGTGGACAGCAATATTTGAATTATTAAATGATTGTGTGATAAATATTGCAACAATTTGCAGAGGTGGCCCTTTGGCAATTAGTGCTATAGCTAGTATGACAATTAAACTTGGGCGTTTTGCCAAGCCATATATATGGGATAAGTTAACGCAACTTAGTAAAATTGAATTTCAAGGAAAAGAAAAAGGGAGTATTAGGTCATGGTTGCCACACTGGAATCAAGTCTTTCGAGATTTAGCACCATCAATTGTTGCATCTACTTGCTCATTACTTTCCCATGAATTTTCGAATACTGATGGTATATCATTTACGACTAGATTTGATGATGCTATGGAAGGAAAAGTGTCATTGTTAGATAAATGTATAGCATTATTTCAAGTTATTATAGATTATATTTTTGAAGGTACTGGTTTCTTTGTGAACTGGTATAAGCATAATCATGCTGAGATTACGCAATTAGTGAAGGATTTTACTAGCGATAATAGTGAAGGGAAATTTGATAGTGATAAAATTTTATTAAGTGATAATAAGAAAAGGTTGGATAAGTATTATAAGGAAGCTCTTAGAATATCGAAATATGCGCCAGTAATACCAAAATTTCCGATTCATTATACAAAACTGGCAGAAACAATAATTAAAACGTATAAAGGAATTAAGGTACCGGCTGAAGCATCAAGATGTGTACCAACTGCTGCTGCGTTTGTCGGGAAATCAGGAGTTGGTAAGAGTTTGTTGGTAGGAACTGTGTTACCTATTATATTACTTTTAAAATCAGGTTTGTGTGAGACTGCAAGTCAAGCACAATTTAGTACTTGGGCAAGACCTACAGGACAAAGTGTTCATTTTTTTGATAGTTATACGGGACAACCGTTAATGTATGTTGATGATTTCTTGAAAGAAACGGAAGCTAAAGATGCATCGGATATGATAAATTTAATTTCATGTACACAGACTCCTTTAGAGATGGCAAAATTAGAGGAAAAAGGAAGATTATTTTCTTCTAAATTTATTTTGGTAACAACCAATACTTCAAATTTTCAAAATGTTCATGGGCTTCAGAATTCTGAGGCATTATGTACTCGATTTGTTAATTCTTGGTCAATTGCTACAAAAGTACAAACTGGATCTAAAGCTGCAGCATGGCTTGCTAACAAGTTAGAAGGGAAATTAAATGTTGAACAATTGATTGATATGATAGATCAAGAGTGGAAGTTTAATTATAATGATGTTAATGGTGGATATAAAACACATGAAACGGTGACATTTCGTAGTATTGTTGATCATCTTATAGATGATTATCATAATAAACAAAATATTCATTCTAAGCTCACAAAGGCACTATCAACTATTACTTTACAAGGTGGAGAACAGTTTCATGAAACTGTGGACTATAGTAGAGAGGATGCAATTCGTGACTGCATGAGTGATATACGATTGAGTAGACTTGATGGTAGTTTTGAAGAAAATAAAGATATGTTTATTTCAGATTTGAAGTGTCTAGGAGTATATAAATTAAAGACTACGAAAACATGGGATGATGAATCATTAACAGCACAGGATATGTATTATTTATTAGAACCGGAAATTGAGCGACTAGTTAATACAGATAAATGTTGGAAAGGATTGTGTTATACTATTTTTGGAGTAGCTACAGTTGGAGCACTTGGTGCAACAGCATACGGAGTGTTTACAATAATTAAAGGTATTATTAACATATTTCTTTCTACTGTCAAAGCTGTATTTCAGGGCCAAGCATATGATAATACACCTAGACATAAGAGTAAACCAGTTGGTGTGGTTCTTCAGAATGATGAAGATAAACTACGTAAATTGCGACGAAATCTTCGTGTTATTCGCATTGTAGATATTGAGGATGAATCAATTATGTGTTCTATGTATGGTTTAACTTTTGAGAGTAAGTTTATAATAGTAAATAAACACTTTATTGATTCATGGCGAAGGAAAAAGAGTTCAGGGATGAATGTTAATGTTGAAATTGAATTAATTACTAGTACTGGTGATACTTTGCGAATGGAGAAAGTGTCGTTAAATGAATCTATGATCAAAGATATTAAGAATGATCAAGGAACATCATGCGACTTGTGTTTGGTTTATTTGTCTAATGCCAATATAAATGGAGCAGGAAAAATTAGTCAGTTTATACCTACACGCAGTGAATTTGTACAAATGATGAAAGGTAAAGATATTGAAGCCACAATTGTAGGTAATGAAAAGCAAGATGATATTGACGTAGTTACGAAGATGCGTTATGAATTGGTTATGGCAAGTGGTGACGATATGACAATGATCCTTAGCACATTTTGCAATGGTATAACTAAAAGTGGAGATTGTGGTAGGCCATATTATTTTAATAATAATATGCCTAAGCCTTTGTATGCTATACATTCGGCTTTAGCCAATGGTACACAACGTGCAGGAGCCACGCCACTTATATTAGACGACATTATGGAGGCATATAATGCATTTAAAAAT